ATATTAAAAAGTTTTCTGGTTTACAACTTCCAGGTGGTGTTACATTGGATGGAGATAAATTATATGAAGAAGCATCTGATGAATTAAAAGAACTCGAAGATCAAATGCAAACTAATTACTCACTACCACCAGATTTCATGATAGGATGAAATGGCAAGAAATGTATATTTCACGCAGGGAACTAAGAGCGAACAGTATCTTCTTGAAGACATAATTATTGAGTCGTTGAAAATATATGGTCAAGACGTTTATTATATCCCTCGAACATTAGTAAACAAGGACATCGTTCTTGGAGAGGATGTTCTCAGCACATTTGATTCTGCTTATGATATTGAAATGTATTTTGAAGATGTTGATGACTTTCAAGGTCAAGGAACATTTCTACAAAAGTTTGGTATTGAGATAGAAAAATCTGCCACATTGGTTGTTGCTCGTCGTAGATGGGAACAAATGATTGGTCGTTTCGGTATAGGAAGAATTCCTACTAGACCAGCAGAAGGTGATCTGATATATTTTCCACTTACTAAAAAATTGTTCGAGATTAGATTCGTTGAACACGAAGATCCATTCTATCAAATTGGTAAGTTGTACACATATAAATTAAGAATAGAAACATTCCAGTACGCAAGTGAGAGATTAAACACTGGTATTGGAGAAATCGACGCAATAGAAACAAATTACACATACGATCAACTTGGCTATGAGCTACTTATGGAAGATCCTCAAGGAGTAAATATCAGAATCGGTGATGAGGAAAGAGATGAAGATTATTATTCTCTAGAGTTAGCGACTGACGATACACCAGAAGATTATTCTGATGGTAAAACATATGATGATATTTCTAGATCCTCAGGATTAATTGATTTTGATGAAAGAAATCCATTCGGAGAAGTAAATGCTTAATCATGGTCATTTTTATCACGCTACAGTAAGAAATAGTATTATTTGCTTTGGCAAATTGTTTAATCAGATGTATGTTAAACGTGATGATTCTAGTAATGTAGAAACTCAGTTTATAAAAGTTCCAATAACATATGGTCCAAAAGAGAAATGGTTAGTTCGAAGCGAAACTGATCCAAATCTTGATAAACCAGTTGAAATTGTTTTACCAAGAATGTCTTTTGAGATAAATGATTTTCAGTTTGATACTCAAAGAAAATTAAACTCTCTTGCTGAACTTGTTGTCGAAAACCCACAAGACAGAACAAAGCAAAGAAGGCAGTTTGCGCCCATTCCTTATAATCTAGGTATAACACTGTACATAATATCTAAAACACAAGAAGATGCTCTACAGATATTAGAACAAACATTGCCATTTTTTACTCCATCATACAATCTTACTGTAAATTTAAATCCAGATATGGGTTATTCTTTTGATGTACCAACCATATTAAATTCGATTTCATTAAATGATGAATATGATGGTCAGTTCGAGATTAAAAGAACTGTGCTTTATACTTTACAGTTTACAATGAAAACGCAAATGTTCGGACCTGTACAAGAATCTGCTGTTATTCGTTCTTCGATTGCTAGAATTAAAGAAGAAACTGTAGCACCATCAACTGGAGAAACAGTAGTTAAAAATGTTGAAACATATACAGCAGCTGTTGCTTCATCAACAACGATAGACACAAACCCATTACCACTCGTAACTGATGAGTGGGATTTTGATTTCGACAATGCCTAAGTTATCTGAAAATTACAATGCAAATGTAAACCTAAAAACAGTTGGCGTAGAGATTCAGTATACGCAAGAACAGATACAAGAATACATTAAATGCTCTCAGGATCCAATATATTTTATTGATAATTATTGCTACATTGTTACTCTTGACTCTGGTTTACAACTCTTTAAACTTTATGATTGTCAAAAAGAAAAAATAAAAGTAATTCATGAGAATCGCAAAGTCATTCTTATGGAGGGTCGCCAGCAGGGCAAAACAACAACTGCTGCAGCATATATTCTCTGGTACACCATTTTCAATCAAAGCAAAACAGTAGCAATCTTAGCAAACAAAGCAACAACTGCTAGAGAAATATTATCACGCTACCAACTAATGTATGAAAATATTCCAATCTGGATGCAGCAGGGCGTAAAAACTTGGAACAAAGGTGATATAGAGTTAGAAAATGGAAGTAAAGTTTTTACTGCTGCTACAACAAAATCTGGTATTCGTTCCAAGTCCGTTAACCTACTATACATTGACGAAGCTGCGATTATCCCAAACAATATCGCAGAAGAATTTTTTACATCAGTATACCCAACTATTTCTGCTGGTAAAACTACCAAAATTCTAATAACATCAACACCATTAGGATATAATCATTTCTGGAAATTTTGGAATGATGCGGAAAATAATCGTAATGATTTTATTCCATTGTTTGTGCCATATTGGAAAATCCCTGGACGTGATGAAAAATGGGCAGCTGAACAGAAAGCAACACTTGGCGAACTTAAATACAACCAAGAGGTTTTGTGTAAATTCCTTGGTTCATCGCTAACACTTATTGCTGCTGATATTATTGCTCAAATGTCACCAGCTACATATCTATACAGAAAAGATGGGTTAGATGTTATTGAGGCGCCAAATAAAGAGCGAGTTTATGTTTTGGTTGCTGACACAGCAAAAGGTGTAAATGGCGACTATTCGGCATTTACAGTTATTGACATTACAGAAGCGCCATACAAAGTAGTCGCTAAATATAGAGACAATAAGATAAGTCCATTGTTATATCCAAACGTAATTGCTAAAGTTGGTAAAGACTACAACGATGCTTATGTTCTTGTTGAATTGAATTCAAGCGAGCAGGTTCCATATATTCTTCATGAAGAATTACAATATGAAAATCTGATTTTCGTAAATAGAACTATGGATGGGCAGGTTGTTTCTGGTGGTTTCGGTGGTGGTAAAACACAGTTCGGTGTGCATACTGATAAAAAGGTAAAGCGCACTGGATGCCAGAATTTTAAAGCATTGGTTGAAGAGAAAAAACTTCTTATTCAAGACATTGACATTATTTCAGAAATGTCAACATTTATTGAGGTAAGAGGTTCGTATGAGGCAGATGATGGTTACAACGACGATTTAGTTATGACACTAGTTTTATTTTCTTGGTTAACTGCCCAGTCGTATTTTAAAGACTTGAATGATGTAAATATGCGTCAACTAATGTATCAAAACAAGATGAAACAAATTGAAGAAGAACTAACACCCTTTGGTTTTATAGACGATGGAATACCAGAAAATGTTGTCCAAAATTTCTGAAAATACTAAAATACTAAATAATAGGATGAAACTCAGGTTGTTAATAACAACGTATAATCGTATCAAGGAGACATAGCCATGCCATTTCAAGTTTCTCCAGGAGTTGCCGTAGTAGAGAAAGATCTTTCTCTCGTAATTCCTCAAATTGCAGCTTCAATCGGTGCAACAGCAGGTTTTTTCCGCTGGGGTCCAGTTGAATCACCTATTACAATCGCAAATGAAGGTGAATTAGCAAATACATTTGGAAAACCAGTTGGTGTAAGCGACTTTATTGCTCGTTCTTTCTACACTGCATCTAATTTTTTATCTTACTCAAACAACATGGTTGTTGTTCGAGCAGTTCCAACATCTGCATCAATATCTGATGCTAAAAATGCATTGTCTGAAGACGTTGCTGCGTTGGTCATAAAAAGTTCAGATGATTATCTAACTAATTTTTCAAGTTACACAACTACAAATGTGTCATTTGCAGCCAAATATCCTGGATCATTGGGAAACACATTAAAAGTTTCTTTATGTGATCAAGATTCATTTAACGTAACTGCTACAGGTACTATCGCTGCTGCTCAAACAACCACAGCATTGTCAATTACTGGTGGTGCTATCACTACTCAAGCTGTTGTTGGATCTGAAGTATTGTTCTGGTCTGCTGCAGCAGGCACTGGTACATTGCTTGGAACTTCAACTATCGCAAGTATTACTTCTGCTACTGCAGCTACATTAACAAGTAGTCCAGCAATTGCTTCTGGAATTGTTTCTATCACATTCCGCTGGGAGTACTACGATGAATTCGTTTCTGCTCCAGGAACATCAACATATCTAACATCACAAGGTTTAGCGTCTGCAAAAGATGAAATGCACATTGTTGTGGTTGATCGTCTTGGTCAATTCGGTGGTGTTCAGGGTGCTGTCCTAG